TAGTCGTTTGATTGTGGTGAGTGTCTCGGTCTCTGCCTTGTCGAGATCCTTCACTGATTCTCTAGCAGCGACCCACTGCTTATTGACTGACTCACAAATTTCTGTATGCTTCTTATTTAGATCAGCAATCTTACCGACGAGTTCTGCTTTCTCGTTTTTCAGTTTGTCGATTGCTGCCTCTTTTTCTTTGCGGACGTCGTTGTTGATCTTAGACAGGTCACGGATGTATTTCTTCTGTGCCTCTGTCTTGGTCTGATTGAGTTCAACACCGTAATTAGTGTGATTGATCTTCTCTTTCAATACGGCATTCTTTTCTTTCAATAGTGCGTTCATCTTGGAGAACACATTAATGTCCAACAGGTCTTCGATAACCTCTCGTCTCTGATATGACCCTAGTTGCATAAAGGGTGTGAAAGAGGATGAACCAAGTACCACAACCTGATGGAAAGTCTTGTGCGTCAACTTGAGGATGTTTTGCTCAAGGACTTTTTGATATTCTTTATTATGCGAGTTCTGATTGAGAAGAGTACCATTGACCCATATCTCAAACTTTCCTGGTTTAATGCAACGCATCACTCTGTATGAGTTACTGCCTATTTCAAACTCAACTTCAACGACACACTTCTTACCATTGACACTGTTCACCAGTTGCGGTTTATTGATGTTACGGTGTGCCTTGCCGAATAGGGCAAAGGAAATAGCATCTAGCAGTGTGGACTTACCCGCACCATTCTGACCTACGATCAGTGTATGCTTATGTTCGTTGAGTTGGATGACTGTGGGTTTATCACCAGAAGATAAGAAGTTCTGGTAGGATACAGACTTAAATCTAATCATGCGATTTCGATTGCCTCTGCCTCTAGCATGAGGTCAACTAATTCCTTTTTCAATCTTTCTTTATCGAGAACAGTCTCGACATTATCAACATATGACTTGAGTAGGTCGTGGGTTTCCTCCACTTCCAGTCCCGAGTCCTGTACATTAGAACCAACAAACTCGGAGAAGTCCTCTTGAATCTTTAGATCGTAAACACTGCGTTGCTGAATACGATCAAGGAAACGATCAAAACTAAATGGGTCAGATTTATTTTGAACAACAACTTTAACAAATTTGTCGTCAAGGTGTTCCAGATCAACCTCAGAATAGTCATGCTTTTCGTCGTCATAATAAATTCTTTCAAATAATCGAATAGTGTTTCTAACGGGTGTTAGTTCACGAGTGTCTGTATCGAAGACATGGAAGAACTTATCATCATGTGCGTCATTCCAGAAAAACTCCATTTGACTACCGAGATAATGGATATTCTCCTGATGAGACTTACAGTGATAGTGCCCTGACAGGACCACCTCAAACCTCTTGAGCAGGTCAGTCTTCATGCCATCAGTACAAGGGATACCCCTGAGCATATCAAACCCGATCAGTTCGAAGTGTCCTCCAATGACGTCTGCCTTACAGTTAGCAAGAAAGTCTAGACACTCTTTCTCATTGTCCATTGTGATCCAAGGGACAAATCCAAACTGAAGTCCGTCATAGTCTAAGACAGTCGGATCCTCAATAATGGTGACCTCATTCATATAATGACCTAGGAGTTCTTTCAATGAGTTGAGGTCGTTTGTGTTTTTGTAGTATACATCGTGGTTGCCTGGAATGATGTCCATAGTCATTCCATACTCACGCAGTTTATCAAGGAACACCTTACGATTAGAGTTCAGTGCCTTGAAATTAATGAAACGTCGATGCTCATAATAGTCACCAAGATGCACAATATGCTTGATATCATTTTCAAGCAGGTGCGGGAAGAACACTTCGTTATAGAATCGTTCTTGATATTTGATGAATATGTCTGATGAGTTGCGGATACCGCAATGAGTATCGTTTAGGAGAGCAAACTTCATATCAACCTTTTTGGGTAGTGTTTTGACTCGGGGATTTTGAGGGGGGTTCTTGGTTTAAAGATCTCTGAGGTTTCAGTCTTCTATGAACCAGCACTGTACTGTTAGCCTTGGAGGTCTGGTCGGAAGAACTGGAGTAACCATGTGCCATGCGTTCTTCACATACACTCCAGCACCGGCTCTGGGGATATAACCCTTGATTCCACTAAAATTATCAGAAGGATCTGTATACAGAAACATTCCTCCGTCTTGCCAATCATAATCATCTACATGAATAGTGATAGCAGCATCAAATTTCTTATCATCATGCCAAGGGATATAAGAACCAGCAGTGAACACGGACAGGATTGCTTTAGTGCAATCCTTTCCGGTCATCCTTTCGCAGGCATCCTTGATCACAGGTCTTACGGCATCATTATCTAAATTCTTAAGAAGAACAATTCCCGCGCGGTAATTGTCTGTGATTTCAGTATCCCAAGAGGTGTAACTATTAGCAAACTCAGAATTCTTGTTCCCAAGAATTTCATTAAACCTCTCTTGTATGACACCTATTTGCGCTGGATTTAAGAGTTGTTCTTCTATGTAAACTTGATCTTTATCCAAGTCTTCAATCATCATCGAACAGTTCCGTTAGGTCGGAGTCCATAGACACCTTCCGTCGATTAGTAACCTTTTTCTTGTAGGTAGTGAACTTCTGATCCTTCTCTTTAACTTCATCAATACGACGACGAAGTCCCTCGACAAAGTTCTGTACGACCTTTGCCACTTCGGGATCCTCATCAGGATCAACCATAAATTCGTCAAGACCTGACTCAGCAATGAACCGTAGTTTCAAGTCCTGTTGCTTCTTTTCCTTCTGAATACGACGAAGGAAAGCATACCATGAGATCTGTGTGAAGTATCCAAACGCATTAGGTTTGCCCCCACGAGTTGCTGCCTCCACATCATAGTTCATTAGTGCCTTTAGACAGTTCTCCACTGCGTCCATCACCATCTCTTCACGATAGGTGTATCGTACGAAGTTTGACTTGTGAGACAACCTCTCTGATATCTTTAGCAAACACTCTGCGACATAGTTCGGGACAATAGGTCGTTCCAGTCCCTTCTTATCTGCTGCGTTGACTTCCTTTACATACTCAACCACAGCAGCACTGAAGTCTGCGTTGTTGACATAATGTGGTTTTTCTTTTGGTTTCATGATATACCTCAATCAATGACAATACTCTATTATACTCAAACAAATTCAAATGACAACCTATTCTTCAGTGAGTAGTCTCTTCTTACTATCGAAGGAGACTACATTAGTCGGACCTTCATCTTTACCGTCGTCCATGGCATTAGTGATTTCTGCCAGTGATGACCTATACTGACTGACCATTGTGTCTGATGGTTCAGTGACTGTCATGATGGAAGCAGGGTTGATGATTGTTATTTTAGCAAGGTCATCAGTGTACAGCACCAGTGGTTTAAGAATGTAATACATTCGAGAGTCATCTGGATGCTCCATATCCTCCATCGGTATCATCTGAAGGATGTTATTTGCCTCGATCATAGTGTCCTCTTCCCAAAATAAAATATTTGCGAGGACCTCTGTACCGTCTAAGAATCTAACTTGTTGAATACTTCTGTCTCTTCCTGCCATAGTGTCACCTCGTGAACTGTGAAGTCAAACTTCTCTTTCTCGTAGATCTTCATACGAGCAGCAGAGTGTTTGAGTGTGAAGTTACCTTTCGAACCTGTCTGCAGATTATCTGCTAGGTCAATTAAATGTGTGTCTTGCTGGTTGTCTGCCTTTCTAAGTCCTCTTCCAATCGATTGTAGCACTCTAATTTGTGATTTTGATGGGCTAGCAAAAATAATATTATGGAGATTCCTGATGTTAATACCAGTAGAAAAAGTGCCAAGACTTGCCACGATGATAGCATTTGATGATCCCTCTACAATACCTCGAATTGCCTCGCGATCCTCTACTTGAGTAGCACCGTGAACATAAAAGGTATTGTCTCGTTTCTCTTTGATTAGTTTGTATAGTGGTTCCCCGTGCTTCTCTACAAACTGAAACAGAACCAACGTATTGCCTTTTTGTGTGAGTGCGAGGTTGCGTATTAGTTTGTTCCTCGACTCGTGTCGGACAATGTAGTCCAACTCTTCTTGATAGGTCATGTTTGCGACCTTGTTCTTCTCTGCATCAGTGTACTGTAATAACAGAACATCGATACTGAGTTTGGAGAGTGTTCCCTTCTCCTGTAGGTCACGAGTGAACGTGACTCTCTTGACAGGACCGAACAGTCCCTCCAATACTAGACGATGAACCGTAGTCCCGTCCAGTGTACCTGTGGTTCCGAATCGGTAGTCTGCTTCCTCACATTTGTTCATAAGTGTGGACAGTGACTTTGCCTTGAACAAGTGGCACTCGTCACCGAAGACACAACCGAACTGACCGAACCATTCCTTACCGAGTTTGTATACAGACTGCCAAGTGGTGATGATTACTTTCTTATTGGTGATCTTATCCTTACCTGAATAGATCCTGTGGACCTCACCCTCGGAGTCGTACCCATATGACTCAAAGTCAGCATACATTTGCTCAACAAGTGAAGTAGTCGGTACGACCACTAGAACTTTTTTGGCATCGTCCTGTTCAAGATACCAACGGAGCAAATTGTAGATGATAAATGACTTACCCGATCCTGTGGGAGACAGCAGTACTGCCCTCTTCCTCTCAATAGCATGAGTCACCGCATCATACTGGTAGTCTCTTAATTCGAATGGTGTGTCGAATGTTGCCAGTTGCTTGACTATCTGCTGGTGATTAATCTCGTTCCTCTTGTTGGGTAGACCATACGCAGAGGGAACCAGTTTGATGTGATAGTGTCGGTCTGCAGCAAACTTACAAAGTTTAGCATACAGTCCTACGTTCATTTCACAAGACATGGAATTGAACAATCTGATCTTACCGTCCCAGTGTCTCCGACGGTACTGAGGCATAAACTTAGCACCAGGAGGAGAGAACGAGAAATAATCAGAAAGTTCTTGACGCACACTTGCCTCACAAGCAATTGCCATCATGCTATGATTCTGCATTTGGATTGTGAGGGTGCGGTCTATCATTCTTCGTCTACGATACCATAGATGTCTTTGCGGAAGGCAGGATCTTTACCGAACTGTGCTGCTGCCTGCTCACGGAGTTTACGTTGCACAATAGGAGAGTTAGGTTTGCGTTTTGCCTTCTCCGTACCGTGTGCTGATTTCTTTGCTCGGATGCGCCTGCCTTTACCGAGATCTACCTTTGTTACCTTACCCATTATAAAATGCCTCTAGCGTTATAGGTGTTGTGTCATAATTTGTGCACAGAAGTTCTTTCCTATCCTTTTGTGCTTCTTCATACCTTTTGTGACCATTGTTCATGGAGTAAGTTAAGTCCCATTCCTTCTGATCCCATCCCTCAAATAGAGTACGGATGTTTTCGTTTGAGTTATATGTCACCATCTGCATACACTTGTGTGCCTTACAGGTTTCAGCAAACTCAACGTGATTAAACCCTCTGTGCATCTCTCCCTTCTTACCATAGAGTGACTCACCGTCACCTCCATTCAAACCGTAATCATTCTTGAGGTCATACGGTGGGTCGAGGAAGATAAATGTGTCGGGGTCGTCCGTGAAGAGTTCCTTGTAATCCACATTCGTAATCTTCCAGTTACTTATGAGTCTCGAATAGAACTTCAAACCCGTGATAAGACTCTCGTTCCAGTTACCGATGGAAGACAGTTCAGAGAAGGTGGACGACTCAGTGAGTCCAGAGAAAGAACACCGATTGATGATGTAGAATCTCCACGCAATCTCAAACTCGTCTCTTTGATCATTGATGTCAGCAAGTATCTCTAACTGTAGTTCTTTTGCCTTCTCAGGTGTGTCATAGTCTAGTCTCTTTGCCATGATAAAATCAGACAGATCATCACCGTCCGACTGTAGCACTTTCCAGAACACATAAAGGTTATAATATTTATCATTTACCCAAACAGGAGTATTGGGATGCTTCTTAGTGAAGGCAATCGCAGGTGATCCTCCTCCTAGGAAGGGTTCACGATACTCCTTGATAGAATCTGTGGGCATATTCTCATCAGAGAACAAGAATTCCACTGCCCTAGACTTACCCCCAGGATATCGAAGGGGAGTCCTCTTAATTTTATATGGGTCGTTCACGCACCTGCCTCGAACTTGCGGACCTCAATGATATTTCTGATCGTCTGGTGTCTCCACTTCAGTGTGTCCATGATCTCTTTCAGGGACTCACATAGTGTCTTGTAATAGACAATCTTTTGTTCACTCTCTTGGATCTGAGGGTCA